CCACAATGCACCTGCCTCTTCCAAACTCAGTGCAAAATGGTTTGAGATAGATATTGGCTGGGTATGGATAAGGATATTCCAAACTCTAGGACTAATTAAACTTACTAGGAGATAGAATGTTCCAGTATGACGAAGAAGAAGACGTAACAGTTTGTGTAAATTGTGATGCAGAATACACTATTACCAAAATAGACGAAGAAGAACAAGAAGCAGAATTTTGCCCATTTTGTGGGTATCATCAGTTAGAAGAATATGACGAGGAAGAGGATGATATCGATGGAAGCGATACTCTTCAATAAGTATTATAAATAGTACACGCAATACTCTTTGTTATGGTAGTCTCTATAACATCTAAGGAAAAAATAAAATGTACAAAAAGATCGCAACCGCGGTACTTTTTGTTATGGTTTCATCCATTACACTGGCACAACCAATTGTAACTGATTCGACAAGTAGATCTACAACGGACTCTACATCCAATAGTACCACAACAGTAAAATCGCCTCCGCCAACAGCAGTTGCTCCAGCAATTACCATTATCAATAGTGATGTCTGCGCTGTAGCTGTTTCAGGCGCAACTCAAACTCAAATTCTTGGCATTTCTTTTGGTGCAACAATGACCGATAAGAATTGTGAGCGATTAAAACTAGCTCGTTCCACATATGATATGGGCATGAAAGTAGCAGCAGTTGCTATTATGTGTCAGGATGAAAGAGTATTCACAGCAATGATGAATGCTGGAACTCCATGTCCAGTAGATGGTAAAATTGGTGAGCAAGCCAAGAAAATCTGGGAAGATAATCCAGATAGAGTCCCACAAAAAGTCAAGAGTAAAGACTAATGAGATTTTGGGTATTAGTGTTTTTAGTTATTGGTTTGGTGGCATTTACGCCAAGAGCCAAAGCACAAACATCCTCCAATATATTAAATTCAACAGCGTCAAGTTGGGTAGGTTCAGTACCAGGTCAGAATGGGGGATTTTCTGGTGGTGGTAATGGACCAGCATTCGATGCAACAACTAATACACTCACATTTGGTTATACAACTGCAACAGCAACCCAAACAATAACTGCTGAGGCATTTGCAATTCAACAGGCACTAAACTTATCCAACTCTGGTGTAAGAATTAATGGCTATAATTACTCATGGTGGATTAATAACTCAGGCCAACAATCCGGAACATTGACTGGCCAAGTAGATTTTCTAAGAGGTGGCACTTCTTTACGAACAGACATCTACAATTACAACTCAACAACAAATGGATTTGAATTAAAAACTGGTACTCAAACTTTCGCTACTCAAGAAAGTATGCTTGCTGGCGATTCCATGACATTATCATTTACTGGTAGAGATAATAGATTTTGGGCTGGTTACTATGGTCCACAAGTTCGCAGCCCATCCATCACATTGAACTATACAACGGATCCATGTGTAAGTAATCCAGCATATTCGCCATCTTGCCCAAATTATAATACATTATCAATAAGTAACAATCTATTTTCCGGAACAACTGGATCGCAAGCATTTGCTATTAATCAAGCATTAGCTAATGCCGGTGCTGGCGCAATGATACATGGATTTAATTATGGATATGACTATAATGTTGCTGGAAGATATTGTTCTATTTTTGATTTTTTTGGTGGATTTTGTATAACGGGTTGGAACTATTCAGATGCAGGCGTTGGCGTTGCTATTACTTCTAGTAATGGTACTGTTTTGGAAAGTACTTCTCATACTCAAAATGGTAATGACAATGGTGCGGTGGGAACGTTTAGCAGACAGTTTAGATTTAATAGTTCTTTACCAAGAACTGCATTAGGCGGATTTGCTATGTCGCCATGGACTAGTGGAAATGCTAGTATAACAAACATGTATAGCAATGCAGTATATACACCTGATCCTTGCTTAGATCCTCTATCTTCACCTTCATGTCCTGGATATGCTACAGCATATTTTACTCAGCAATGTACTGCCAATCCACTTTACAATTCATCATGTCCTGGATATGCGCAGGCATATTTTACTCAACAATGTACAGTAAATGCGTTGTATGACCCCTCATGTCCTGGATATGCACCAGCATACTTAACATACCAATGTTCCATCAATCCATTGTATAGCACCACATGTGCTGGATATGCAGAAGCCTATAAAACTCAACAATGTGCATTGGATGGATTATATGATAGAACTTGTACAAACTATGCAGACGCATATGCTAGAAAATATGTAATAGGTATTCCATCTTCTGGAACAATAAGCTATGGACCAGCTGATTCAAGATGCACAGTTGGTTGTGACACATCCAATACCCTAAACACAAATGCTGGACCAGCTACATCAGGCTATTCTGGTCCAGGTGCCACTAATGTATCAACAACACAGCCAGTAACTTCGATTAGTAACTCAGGACAAATTTCTACTGGTGTTGCTGTTACTAATGATAGTAACGTGAACGCTGTAATTGCAACTCCAAAAATGGATGGACCAGCTGCATCTACTGGCAATAGTCCTGTTGCCTCATCAATGAATTCGCCTGGACCAGCTGCATCAGGATCTTCAACCCAAACAGCAAATGCTGGACCCGCCACTAGACAAGAACAAAAATCAGAGGATAAAAGAGATGATGCTCCGAAAGGCACTGGAGGCAACAATTCGCCACAGACTACTAATACTGCTCAAGCGTCATCTGATAAACCAGCAGCACCAACTGCTCGTCAAGCAATCCAAGAACGAAGAGAAGCTGCAGCAAAAGCAGCGGCAGTAGAGAAAGGCAAGAACCTTGCTAATGAAATGGGTAAAGCTGCCGATATAGAATCCCAAAAACAAATTCAAAATGTTGTAATTCAAGCGATGGGATTTACACCTGGGTTTGATGCATATGGTAAAGCAGTACTTCAAGATGCTGCAGGATATAAACCATACACAGTTTATAATAACCAAAGAAATATTGAAAATCGCAGTACACTAAGAATGTTTGGTGGCACTGATCGCATACATAATGAAATGGTCAACTCACAATATAACAAAGGAAATTAAAATGGCAGAGGAAATTAAAGACGTCAATAAAAAGATTGACGAAGCAGAAGCAGCAGTAAAGAAGTATGCTAGTAAGGATACAGTCATTAGTATTGGGGGGTATGAATTTACACCAGCAAAACTAATGGTTGCGTTTACTATTGTATCTTCAATCCTAGGTGGCCTTTATGGAGTATTTGAAGTATACAAAGGCTATCAAGACATGAAGACTAAGATTGAAAAATACGTATCGCCAGATTTAACAGAGATTGAAAAGAAGTTAGCTATTGTTGAGGAAAACTCTGCTAAGTCATCCGACTACACACGTGACATTAAAAATGATTTGAAGAACGATATCCGTCGTTTAGAGGGAGTTGTTGAATCAGTAGAGCGCTCCAGCAAACAATCGCAGCGTGAAGTTGAAGGCGATGTACGTATACTACGTAAAGAAATTGATTCTAAGATTCAGAAAGCGCTTGATAATCCACTAGCAAGATAGTAAGCATATATATGAGTATGATGATATTTTTACAAATAATGCTATTGGTGACTTTGACATACTCAACCTTGCGATTTAGCGTTGGATTGTTTTTAGAAGAACCACGAATTGTTTGCATAATGCTTGCAACGCTCACTACATCCCTTTTGATGATTTCCCACACTCTATAGAATAGTTGTCTTTATGTTGCCTTGGTTATATAATGGAGAAGCGTTTATAAGTCCCAATGAATCCGACTATGGATTCGTTTACTTAATCACAAACCTTCAAAATGGAAAGATGTATGTTGGGAAAAAATTATTTTGGTTTAAGCGTACGAAAACCCTCAAAGGAAAAAAGAAGAGATACCTTGCTGAAAGCGATTGGCAAGGTTACTTTGGATCTTCTATTGTCCTTAACAAAGAAGTCAAAGAAATAGGTTCTGACCAGTTTAAACGTGAGATATTACACCTTTGTACATCTAAGGGTGAGTGCTCCTACTTAGAAACAAAAGAACAAATTGAAAGAGCCGTTCTCTTTAATCCTGAAATGTATTATAATGATTGGATTATTTGTAGAGTTCATAGAAAGCATGTACTAAATGAAAGCGGCGAAAAGCAATCCACACCCCAAACCAAAAAGAAACCCGGACTATCAGTTTCATTGTAATGATACAGTAATATCTGCTTTTTATGGATTACACAACGTTGAGATATATCAAGATCGTGATGGCCACACACAGCGCCTCCAACTATCATTTGAACGTTGGGAAAATTTCAAAAAACAATTCAACACCTCTGTTGCTTAATTAATCCCTTGGCTGTACAATCTATATT